AACGCAAATTTGGACATACAATCATTGACATATCCTGACGCAGTCTTTAACCGATTCGCTTTCGCATACCATGTGAGAGTGAAGAAGAAGTATCAGACTGTTAAGGTTATGCACGGACACAATGTAATAACACTCAACAAAAGTTTAGCAATGAAAGATGCACCAATAGTAAACGGAGTTAAAATGCCGTTTAATTTGAATGTATATGAATTTGTTAGATTTGACCCTTGCAATAAGAACAAGATTGATGAAGAACAACCACTTTCGTTTCAGGAGATGGCCGCAGTTTTGCGGAAGGATTTGAGAGCGAGAGACAAACAAAGTACCGGACTTTCTGCTATGCTTAAAACCTATGCAGCGAGACTGGATGCTGGACAATCAGGAGATGGGACACGCGAGAATTTGGATGACGAAACAAAACCACTTCTTGATTTTGAGGAATTACCTGAAGCACAAATTGACGGAACAGATGGAGCTACAAATGACGAAAATGAAGCACGAGAGGCTTTAAATCACGGACCTTTGACTACCGCACCATTCAGTGTATTTACCTTGAAGAAACTCAAGGAAAGCTGGATGACAATCATAAACGAACCTGACACACCACAGAATGCAGAGATCAAATTGGATGCTGTGATAGTTCGATCTGAACTAGCACAGCTTCCATATGCAGACTCTACATTCCTACGAGACATTGACTGGGATGAACATTTGATAACGACACAGGACGTGCTTGTACGCGCGTTCGTTAGACCTAAACCTGAAATCACAATGGAATCTACTTGGAAAAAGTTCACGGATATGGCCGAAATATTGCGTCAAAGATGGGTATTGCACACGACCAAGGTAAAGGAACTTTGGGCGCGTATAGCAGTACCTGTATTTGATACAGTAATGGGTTATCTCGCAGGACGAGTGGGTTGTGCCATGTTCACAACAGGCGCAATGATCGGTTTTTGTTACTTCACCAAGAAGTTACGAGAACATTGGAAGGTGAAGCACGAATCAGAGAGCGACACAAGAGCACAACAACCCAAAGCACGCACACACATGAAGACAGCAGCACGCAAAACTTTCACAAGAGGTAGAGCAGCGGAGATGGCAGAAGATGTTGCACAACAAAACATCATTGAAAAACTCCGACGCAACCAATTTTATTTATCAATCACATGCACTGAAGATGGTGAGAAGAAGATCATTCCGTACGGGAATGCCGTGGTCGTCACAGGATCAATCCTGATGATGCCATGTCATTTCACAACGGCGATGTTGGATATCAACAAGGCAGAGACTGTTCGTTTGATCAGACACGATGCCGTGGAAGGTTTTGAATTCACTATTCAAGATTTTCTGCGGGATTATGTTTGCCAGGACGAGCACGATTTGACATTTGTCAATCTGAAGAAGCTGATACCACAGAGGTGCAACATTGTTAACTTGTTTGCGTCGCATGAGAAGAGCTCCCGTTTGGAGGGGAGATTCAAAGCGACGTTGAGCGGGTATAGGAGATCTCCTAAAGGAGAACTTGACAAGATGTTGATGAAAGGAACGGTGAGACCCGTCGAGGGTGTCATCTACAATTTGGCAAATAAAGACTTGGTTGGCGTTAGGGAAGCATATGAATACGACATAGACACGATGAAAGGAGATTGTGGAATGTTGTTGACAGTGTGCGACCCGAGGTCGGCTGAAAAGATAATTGGCATGCATGTTGCAGGTTGCTCAACAGGAAAGAATTGGGCATCTGCGATATGGCGAGAACTGATAGAATCTGGACTTGAGAATTTTGACAAAGTTGCACAGATGGAAGGATCTTTCTCTCATTTGGAACCTTGTGAGGTTCCAATTAAGGGAGAGTTCTTACCAGTTGGGCACTTGCCTGATGGACCAAATGAAATTGCAAAATCGAACATCATACCCTCATCTTTGCATGGTAAATTGTCGACACCGACATGTAAACCAGCAAAGTTGCGACCATTTGAACACAACGGAATCCTTCGTGACCCCTTGAAAATAGGAGTCGAGAAGGGTGGACAAGCACTACCAATGATCAACAAGGAACATCTACGGATAGCGATTGACGACGTCTTTGAGGAAATGGCGTACAATCATAGAGATCGCAAGATTGACATGAGAGTACTAACTTTCGAGGAGGCAGTTGCTGGCGCAGAAACAGAGGAAATGCTACATGGTATTTCTCGTGTCACATCACCTGGATATCCCTATACCAAGATTAAGAACCGTGGTAAAGGGAAAACCAAGTGGATGGGACGTGAGGACGACTATGTTTTCGACACCGAGGATGCACAACAATTCCGAGAGGACGTGGAATCGCTTGAAAGGAAAGCACGCAATGGAGAGAGAATGGATGTTCTTTGGGTAGACACCCTGAAGGACGAAAGACGACCAATTGAGAAAGTGGATGAGGGGAAAACGCGAGTTTTCTCTAATGGACCTATGCATTTCAACGTTTTGTTTCGCAAATACTTCCAGATGGCTATTACACATATTCAACACAACCGGATCTACAACGGATCTGGTGTAGGGATAAATGTGTGGTCAGCTGAATGGGAGGCTTTGTATCGATTTTTGACTAAATTTGGCACAGACAACATTTTTGATGGAGACCTTAGCGGATTGGATGTCTCTCTCGCAGCAGAAATACTGTGGGGGGTTGAAGAGATATTAGATCGGTTGTATGACGACGAACATTCATCAGAACGAGAAGCTTTATGGATGAACGTTGTAACAGCAACACGCTATTTTCGGAAGGTGGTATATCAGTGTTTACACAATGTACCGTCAGGTCTTCCAGGCACCACAATCATTGATACGTTGGCATTGAAAATATGCTTCCGTTTAATTTGGTTGATGGTGGCACCACCAGAACTACGAACCATGGCTGCTTTTCGGGAACACGTCCGCATAGTTATCTACGGAGATGACAATGTGGTGGCAGTTTCACCTATAGCAGCTGAATTTTACAACATGGAGACTGTAACTGTCGGATTTGCAAGATTAGGCATGAAATACACAGACGCCGGTAAAACGGGGGAGTTGATCAAGCTGAAAAGCATTTACGACGTACAATTTTTGAAACGAAAATTCAAATTTTCTAAGTATTTGGGGCGACACACCTGCCCTGCAGACTTGGAATCTAGACTTGAGAGCTTGAACTGGACACGGAACAACAACGTTATTGACACCCGAGTAATCGAGGTTGACACCATCCAAAACGTTTTGCAAGAAATTGCGGCGTTTGCGGATAAGGACTTCTTCGACGAATGGGCGTCAAAAATTCTCAAAGCGGCTCGTGAGGCCGAACTTCCTGGGTTAGTGAATGAGGGATTTTTCCATTATCACATACCTAAGGAGGAACGGTTTTAGGGCCAAACACCGTCCGGCATGACGTTAAACTGCACGGCGCAGCGTGATCAGCATTACCCAATAACAATACCCATGTCAAAACAGGTAATGAACCGCTGCTGCGCGAGAGGGTGGGCTATTTAGCCTTACTGCTTAAGAAACCCTGCGAGCACTCCTCGCAAATTCTAGAGCAACATGGGAACACGTAGTATCAATAGGCATACACTGCGTGTCATCACTGCCTGCACAACAAAATTTCAACGCAAATGAAGACACAATTGACAACACAATTGCAATAACACAGGACACGATTACATTTCGGGAGGATGGAGACATCTCTACCGATCAATACGCACGAACTATGGCGGATTTGCCAAGGACTCTTTACGACACTGTCGGTGACAACACTGAGAGAGGTTTGAAGGAGTTCTTGTCGAGGCCAGTCATTTTGGAACAAGGCAATTGGGCTGTGGGTGCAGCGTCCACCGTTAGTTTGGGTTCTTGGAACTTCCCAGACGCGATGTTCACTAGCGCATACGCAGACCAAATCACCAGAAAATTGTTAGGTTTCACACTAATGAAAGCACGTATTCGTTTGAGGCTACAAGTCAACTCACAACCATCATATGCTGGCATCCTTTTACTTTCATATATTCCACACGCGAATTATATGCAGAATAAAGTTGCTAGCTTGTACAGCACGTTGACTTCATTAAGTGGTTGCACTCACGTAACCATGAACTTGGCGAATACCACATCAATGGAATTCACAACACCTTACATTTCACAACACCTTTTTGCTAATTTGGTGACGGGACAGGGCACATTTGGAAGAATGAACTTACAGGTCATGTCACCATTGACCATCGGCGCGGGGACTACAACACCAGTTACATGGACGTTGTGGGCCAATTTTGAAGACGTGGAATTGAGATTCCCAACAAACGGAAGCATTTCCACCGCTTTCGCTCAGGTTGGAGGAGAATCGATACCACAAAAGAAAACCGGACTGATTTCAGGAGCCGTCGGAACTGTTGGGGGTGTAATTGCAAAAACACTTCCAGCCTTGGGATTGGGGGCGCTTTCACAGCCAGTGGAAGCTCTCGCTAGTTCAGTTTCAGGAATCGCAAGATTTTTCGGCTTCGCAAAACCGACGATACAATCACAACCCGTCTTTATCAAAAATTATGCCCTGCGCGGACATTTAAATATGGACGGATCTGACACTTGCATTAAACTCGGAGCGAGCGTTGCGACAGAGCTGCAGACTCTAACAGGTTTTGCAGGAACGGATGAGGACGAAATGAACTTATCTTACATCGCATCGCGACCATCGATTATCGACACTACTACGTGGAGAGCATCAGCAACACAAGACACCGTTGTTGCTACTTATCGTGTTACACCTACAGCTTTGTGTTGGAACGCTAACAACGTTACACCCACAACACCTAGGGTGCGCAACACTGAAGTAAGGAACACGCATGCTGCCTTTTTGGCAGACAAGTACCAGATGTGGAGGGGAGATATTGTGTACACGTTTCATTTTGCAAAGACTCAATTGCATTCGGGGCGTTTACGCATAAACTTCAAACCATATGTGGGGGACTTGTTCTCTGCAGTACCATCAGATTTGAATGCCGTACCAGGCTTCACTATGACTGAGGACGTGGATTTGACAACTACTTCATGTTTTCGGTTCAAAGTGCCGTACGTTTCATCAAGACCGTGGATGCTGACACAGTGGCCGCAGTGGAGAGCTCCATCTGTAACTTCTGTTGACGCCAAGAACTTTTGTATCGGAGAGTTAGAGGTAGTTGTGCTCAATCGGTTAACGAATATGAGTACGGCTGCTGACACTGTCGCTATAACAGTTTTCGCACACATGGAGAACGCCATGTTTGCGGTTCCGCGGAGATCATCAACATTGCCTAATTTGAGGGCGTCCCCTGCTGCCCTGGCTGCACTTGCACTCTCGGAGCCTGAGGGTATAGTCGTTGCCCCACGCAAAAAGACCGAGTGGAGGCGTGGTGGTCAAACATCAGGTTTTCGCGAAGTTGTGGAGTATATGGAGACCGGTGCGGAGGCGCAGGTTGGAGGGGAAGAAGCAAAATCAATGACACAAACTCAAAAAACAACACCAGTTGATGTATTACCAGGCGCGATGTGTCAGGGCGAAGTTCACACGAGCCTTAGACAATTGCTTAAACGATTTGAACTTGTGGGTCACTTTCTGCCGCTTGCGGCCGCAGAACCTACACAGACTTCGACCGGAACGGATGGAAAGTGGTACATTATCAGACCATGGGCTGCGAAATCAAATTTGGTTTATAGTGAAGCACCACTTGAATACAAATTGGACGATCCAGCAGCAACAAATCTATCCAGAAAATACAATGACACATACAGTGCTGTCTACGGAAATTACGCATTTTTCCGTGGTGGCATGAGATTTCGCATTATGTTTGAGAGCACCCAAACCATTGAGGGTTTCGATCAATCGTGTTTCTCAGCGCAGGGATTTTCCGTGTTCTTGGCGTACCCTAATCCGGTAAAGCCGAGTATAGACGTGGTGAATCCCCGAGCTGAAGAGCACCCGGTGTTGGCTTCGATAGCTGTCGAGTCCAATCCAATGAGACCACATGAGTGTATCACTCCATTGTTTAATGTTAACTCCACAGGTGGGGGAACACCTTTGGTTGGAGTGAAGGGTGCATATTCACGTGAAGCGAATGGGTGGGAAGCCATTTCGGTGGTTACCATTGAGGGGGGTGTTGAGTTTGAGGTTCCGTACTACAGTACTGGTCACATGTCGACTGCCGTGTATCCACAATACAATGGCGATTTTTGGCAAAACCAGCGCGATGGACAGTTACCGTTACCGTACGTGATCTTTGGCTCAAATGTACTCCCGACGTTACAGATGCGAGTGTATCGAGCAGTCGCAGATGATTTTTCTTTTGGGGGACTTTTAGGAGTTCCCCGCTCAACTATGGTCCTGGAGGCGGGACCATTGGGTTCGAATACCGAACCAGATGGCAATTACATCGAATTTTAGCCCAAGTGGCTGTGTGATGACTGGCGGTTTACCGTTTTTCAGTCACACATCCATTTTAAGTGAGCACCGACAACATCAGGGTGCTCAGAAGGAGAGGATATGGGCGCTCTTCGTGTGTCCGGCAGGAACCAGCCAATGGGATTGACCTTTAGCCAGCAATGGTATTGGTGGAAAACTAAATGGAAAACCCGGATAAACACATGGAGATTTGTCCTTTTGCTTTAACATCTGATAGCAAA